TTGATAGCGTATATGATCTCATAAGGTTTTCAATGATAGCTTGTGATGAAGCTTTTGGTTTAAACGAATAACCCATGTAATCTGATTCAAAGAATCGTTGTTTATAAGCGCTCATAGTTTTACCTAAAGACTGTCCATAATCGATTAAGTACGCCTGAGACCATAGATCAAGTAGTCCGTTAGGAGATGGTGTCCCTGTCAGCAACACAATGTTATCGGTAAAATGTAAAACTTTCTTCAATGATTTAAAGCGTTTAGAGCTGGCTGATTTAAAAGATGATGACTCATCAATTACTAACATATCAAAAGGCCATTTCTTACCGTAATGATCTACTAACCACGTTATGTTTTCCCGATTAATAATGTATATCTCACTATCATGATGAAGCGCTTTAAGGCGAGTTTTCTGATCCCCAATACAAAGTTGGAATTTCATGTGCTTTAAATGCTTCCACTTCTTAGCTTCTTGTCTCCACACTGAATTAGCTACTCTAAGTGGTGCTACAATCAATACTTTATTCACACTAAAGCTATCAAGTAAATCTGAGACAGCCGTTAGAGTGATAGAACTTTTCCCCATACCCATAGCTAGCATAAGAAATACTCTTCCTTCACTCTTTATAAATTCAACACCTCTATTTTGGTATTCATGCAAATCAGGTCTATCTAGCACTCTGGAAACCTCTCTACTTGTTCTAATGAATCAATGACTCTAACATCACAACCTAACACTCTGCGTCTACCATGATCTCTTTCCTGACCTTTCGTCGGTTTTTCACCAGGCGCTTTACATTCAACAAAGATGATCTGACCCTCTGGTAGCGTAATGATGCGATCCGGAACAAAACGTCTTGCTGGTGATGTAAACTTTTCGCACATCCCCCCTAACCCTTTCACCTTTTTAACTAATGCAGTTTCTATTGTTTTCTCAAGCATTTTTATATCCTATGTCAGCAAGTAGTTCTTTAGCTTTGTCGTAGTAATAACTATAGTCCACATCGCTGGGGAACTTCTCAGGTAGATCCATTAGTGGTCTACAGCTTTGTGAGTTAGGTACTTTATTACCATTCTTAGCGTAGTTTATAGTAGCGTCTGTCAATTCAGTACTGTTTGAATGATAGAACCTGATGGCTTTACCTAAATATTTATCACCTATCACTGCTCCACCATTGACCGTACGTACCGTAACAAATTTAGTAATGTCAGTACACTCAGTGATTGTTTTTCTTAAAGGAATACCTTTAGATACTTTAGTAATAACTGCTTCATAGATGATCTGTCCGTCAGGATTCTTAGATAAAGAAGGATCGGCAAAACAACCTTTACCTTTTACTTTACCGTCAGTTTTGATAGCTATGTAATTGTTCACATCTCGTGAAGCGATTGCTTGGTAGACCGTTTCTTCTAAGTTATATGAGGTATCTAGCTCCCAGTCGAATAATAATTGCTCTAATAACTCCCGTTTATCTTCATAGTAGTACGTCACAATACCGTCTGTATTGGCTGAGATAACTTTTATTCCGTTTGCTTCCAGCGTTTCGATTAGCATGAGCAGGGATAATTGCCCAGTTAGGGTGGTTTGTAACAATAGTTCGGGTGAGTATAACCCACTGTATTTACTACCAAATTTTCCGTAAGATCCATTTAACACAATCTTTAAGGTATTAGCTTCAACATCATCTTTATTCTTCTTGGCTACAATCCTACGATCTACAATAGATTGATATAACGCTAAGAACTCCTCCCCCATAGGCTCCGGATAAAGTTCCTGTTGTAGAATGATACTTGGATAGAAAGAAGTCACATCATAATCGCTAAGTAAATATTTGTTTTTAGACTCTATGTATTGTCCTTTCTCGCAGCTATGTAATCCACCTATCCCCATTTGATAATCAGTAGTACCTATACGGATCTTTTGCTTAGCTAACCACACTGGCATTTGCACAGAGCCAGATTCAGACAATTGAAACGGTTCTTTTAGCAGTTTATTAAACACATCCGTCAGTTGATCGGTGTGAAAGAAGATGATCTTAGGGTTTTTATAATAGAAAATATACCCTGGAGGGAATGTTCTGGGCTTATACATCTGCTCAGTAATAGCAGATAGTTCTGATTTAATTACCGCTTCAGCTATTTGTGCATCTGATTTTGATTTTAAATCCATACCATATTGTTTAGACATAGATCTACGCAATTCTATTTGAGCCAATAATTTGTTGTATAAAAGTTCTGTGAGCTCTAAATCGTTATAACAATATTTAGTGAGTATTTCGCGTTGCTCTGGTGATATAAAGGACTGGGGATCGATTGGTAAATCTTGCATCTTCTGAGCATTCAAACGTCCACCGTAAATCTTGAGCGAAGCTTGACCTATAGCTACTTCAATAAGATCGATGTGATTGTAATAGGGAAGTTTGAGCTTATGGTTTTGTAAAACTTTATATATCGGAAGTTTGCTCTGGATAATGTCGTTAGAAAGCTTGTGTAATCGAGCACAATCCCAACCCGATAATGCAGCAGATATGATAGCAAGATCATATTTAAGACCGTTAAAGCTAACGGTTTCCAACTGCATGGTAGCTCGCAATAAATCCTCATCTAAAGGACAGCCTTCATACATAGGGATAATGCGTGTGGTTCTTGTTTTAGTGTTAAGTGCATAGAATAAAAAGAAATTTTTATAACACTCAACATCAATTACGATTGCCATAGGGGTAGCCTATTTAAGTAATAAAAAAGCCGGTATTACACCGGCTTAGTAATAGATGTTAGAACTAAGTAGTTCTAATTAGAACTCATCAACTTCATCAAAGTCATCAAGAGAAGCGCCAACACCGTCAGAGAATGGTTCGCCATCTTTAAAGAACTGTACACCTAATAGTGTACCTAAGATTTGTTTACCACCCAAAGGATGATCTGAGAACCAGAACTCAACGATAGCATTTACATAGCAACCTGCATAAAGACGGTTGTCGTCTTCACTCAAAGGTGTTTTGTCGCTATCAATGATTAAAAAGCGTTTACCGTTACCTGCTTTAAGCGCCATGTTACCTTCGTAACCTAAATAGTCTTTCTCATCACCGTCAGTTAAGCAGGTAACCTTTAGACCTTTAGGGGGTTTTTCAGCAAATTTCTCTTTAATGAAACCATCAATTGCTTTTTGTACTTCTTTATGTACTGCTCCATCTTTAGGGAAAAGAAACGTTGCTTCATATTTTGTTTCAGTGCCGTTAAAAACAGCCTTCTTGAACAAAGAAGGGAAAGATAATCTAACATTATTGATTTTTAATTTTGACATTGTATTTTATCCTTTTATTTTAAAATTTAAAGTGTTTGCCTTAATTGGCATGTTCATCTTAACTTGACTTATTAGTGGTTGTCAACTTTTATTTTGTTATTTATTCAATCAAAATCATTAGCAGATATCTTAATAGATATGCGTTTATCGTTGTTGGGTACTAATGTTGGCTTACCATCTTTCTTCACTACAAGATCGTTCAATAAACCCATATTCTTTTTACCTAATAACTTTTCGGCTTTGGCGACTGTGATAAAAGATTCTTCATAAAGTTCTTCTTTAGAATAGGCTTCAGATAACACTTTCACAGCGTCTTCTTCATTGCTCCAACTTCTGCTAGAGCGTCCAGCCACCATCTTATAACCCACAAACTCATCACCGTTGTTAATCTTATCTCTTACGTAAGATTCAATAGCATCTAACCATGAGGTAATCAATTTACTATTATCCAACGCTTTCTTCAACTGAGCATCCGATAATGTATTGACCTGCTTGAGATCGCAATTATCAAAATCACTCATTAGAGTATCTGAAGTAAGCTGGTAAAGTTCAGGACATTTATGTTTTGCTCTACACCATTGGCATTGAGATTCGCCCGGCACACGAGGGGCATCATCCGATAGGGCTAATTCTGCTTGGTGTTTTACAAATTCTCCGAACTTATAGAGTTCTGTTGGAGTAGTTGACCATTCGCCTATGTTATCTAATCTTGGTTGTGCAATGATTAAGTTTACTGTATCGAACTCATAGATATGACCGTAATCTGCTAATGCACCTAGTGCATAAAGCTGGAGCTGAGTGTTGTGGTAAGCTTCAACCCTATGACCTTTACCATATTTAAGATCTATTATGCTAAGGACGCGGTCATCGTCATTAATAACTATACAATCGGCAGTACCGAAACCACCTAAAGCATAATCCGAAAAGTCAACCCGTTGCTCATAAAACTTAGTACCCACAACCGAGTTAATGATATCTATGTACGATTGCACATGCTCCGCCATCTCTTTATCAATAAGTATTTTAAAATTGCTTGGCGATAACGTGCCCACAAAGGTACTTGGGTCTGCTCCATGTGTTAGACATAGTTCAGCAAGCTCATGTGCCGCTGTTCCTTCTTCAGATGCAGAACTTGATGTATTAGTGTAGTTTTCTTGCGCTTTGATGCTACCAGGACAGTTTATCCAAATAGAAGATCCCGATGCGCTTAGTTTAGCATGTGCTGTTTCTTCGCTCATTTTCGTAAATCCCATTCATCTAATAAGAGTCTATACACTATCCTTACAAATAACACTGCTCCACATGTCGCGATCAATGTCACAGCTATAACGGAAATTGTCCCAATAATATCTATTACGGTTTGATTCATAGCTATAATCCTAATAAATCAGCGTGTAAGGAAGCTAGCTCTTCAACTTTAACTTGACCGACGGTTGTCGCTCCGTAACTAGAGATGAGATCTTTAATAAGAGGTTTGTATTTCTCAGGATTTTCCCGAGATATCTTTAAGCACAAGTCTTTTACATCTTGAGCAGTTACAGTAGATGCTTTTTCTTCTATAACAACAGCTGTTTCTACTACTTGCTCGATTACTTGTTCTACTACTTGTTCGGTCACTTGCTCTGAAGCATTCTTATTTTCCAAAACCAATATCAATGCTTCTACAGCAAGGGTTAATTGTTCTATTTTATTTTCTAATGACATTTTATATTTCCTTTTTTTGTTTAATTAAGTTATAGTGTTCACGAAAACTGAACATACATTAACCAAATAACAAAAGGATGTCAAGACATGATTACCGATGTAGATGAGATTTTTAAACATTTCACCAACCAAAATAAATTGGCTTTGAGACTGGGTGTAACCCGACAGGCCATTAGCAATTGGCGCGCTATTAATGCTATTCCTGCACGGAGAGCTATACAAATAGAAAGACTTACGGAGGGGAAAATAAAAGCCGTAGACATGCCAATATTAGAAGATGATAGATAATTATGCAACTATATAATATAAGTAAAGGCAAAAGGATAGAGGCAACGGTGTCTCGGCACCGTTGTTCATGGGAAAAGATTGTTTCAACATTGTCTAAACATAAGGTAGGTGAGAGCAAAGAAGATAACGGTTATTTTGTAGGGGGCACTTTCAATGGTAATTACAGAAATAAAGAAAACGTACACACACGTTCGCTACTCACGTTTGATGTTGATACATACAGTGGTAATGTGGATGATGTACTTTTTGATATGGATATGGGTTTTGGGGACTTATCTTATGTAGTTTATTCAACATGGAGTAGCGAGAAAGAGAGCCCTAGATTTAGATTGGTGTTCCCTTTAGATAAAGAGATAGGTCCTGATGCTTATGTGAGTTTGTGTCATGTATTTGCAGGGCGTCATAAAGAATTTTCTTTCGACAAATCGGGTTTTAAAGCAGAAGGGGCTATGTTTATGCCTTCCTGTCCAGCAGACAAGCTTGAAGAAAAGTTCGTATTAACGAATGACGGGAAGGCTATCAATGTTGATGATTATGTCGATTCTGATGATTGGGG